ATGACCAGTAAGTTTGAAAAAACGCAGGGAACGAAAGTATCTGTCTCGTCTGCGGAAGCAATTTCGGTAGATGATCCAAGCATCACCTGGCTTGACGCCCAATGCGCCACCAAGGAAATCACCTACACCGCTGGGCAAAAAGCCGATATCGACGTAACCACCCTGTGTTCGGAAGAGCAGGAAAATACCAACGGCCTGCCGTCTCCGGGTGAGATGACCATTAACCGTAACTGGGTGGGTGATGAAGAGGCGCAGGAATCACTGCTGACCGCCTACGAAACTGACGAAAAACGCGCAATCAAAGTCGTTTTCCCCTCTGGAAACGGTTTTATCTACCTGGCTGAAGTCCGTCAAAACAGTTGGTCTGCAGCGACCTCCGGTGTGGTTTCGGCCTCGTACACGCTGCGCCTCAAGGGTAAACCGAAGCGTATCAAGGCATCTGATAACGTGCCGGTGACCGGGGTAACGCTCACGCCGACCAGCGGCAATCTTGCAGTGGGCGGCACCACGACCTTTGCCGTAAACATTGCGCCGGCCAATGCCACGAATAAGGGCTTTACCCTGATCTCATCCGTTCCGGCACGCGCCACCGCAGCCGCCAACGGCCTGAACGTGACTGTCACGGCGCCGAATGGTTCCTCCACTGCTGGCGCAGCAAACATCACAGTTAAAACCAGCGACGGCGACTTTACCGCAACGTTTGCGGCGACCGTAACCGCTTAATCGGAGACCAGTAAAACATGGCCGTTAAAAAGAAATTTAACCTCAAGGCGCTGGTTTCAGCGCCGCAATCTGGGTTCCGTACCAAAACCGTTCAGGTTGAGGAGTGGGAAGGGGCAAAAGTTGTATTGCGCGAGCCTTCTCCGGAAGGCTGGGGCCGGTGGCGGGAGATCATGACCCCACCTGAACCGGAAGAGGGTGAACAGCCTGTAAAACTGTCCATCTCGCAGGAAACGCAGCGAAATATCCGTGCCGACGCGGTGATGTTCATTGACGTGTTACTGGATGAAGATCGGCACCCTGTTTTCGCATTGAGTGAGCTGGAAGACGTGACCGCGTTTTATGGCCCGGTGCATGCCCGCTTGCTTAAGCAGGCCATGAATCTGGCCACCACACCCGAGGAAGCTGAAAAAAAGTCCGAGAGCCAGACACCCAATTCATGATGAAACTTGCGCTTCGCCTGGGGAAAACCCTGGGTGAACTCCAGCAATCGATCAGCATGAGTGAGCTGCGCCTGTGGGCTGCCTATGACCGGATAAGCCCGATCGGGGATGAGCGCGGAGATTTCCTTGCTGCTCAGTTGGTTGCAGCCTTCCATAACGCGCGGCGTGACCCGAAAAGTCAGCCTGTTGACCTCAACGACATGGTGATTAAGTGGGGCGCCAGCGGCGATGGACCGGAGGAGAGTTTGACCGGTTTGGAGTCCTGGCTCGATGAAATGGCTGGATAACCCGCTTAGGCGGGTTTTTTTATGGGTGAAATATGGCTTCTTTGCGCGAACTAATTATCAAAATTTCGGCGAATTCCAGCTCGTTTCAGACTGAAATTTCCCGCGCATCACGCATGGGAGCCGATTACTACAAAACGATGGAGCAGGGGAACCGCAGGGCCGAATACGCTACCCGACAAAGCCAGCGTGCGCTGGCCGATCTCAACGGGCAGCTGGCCACCGTGCGGCAAACTGCTATGGGTATGGCGGGTGTATTCGCCGGCGCTTTTGCTACTGGTCATCTGATTAACCTGGCCGATCAATGGAACCAGGTTAACGCCCGCCTGAAACAGGCTTCACAATCGTCCGATGACTTTTCCAAAAGCCAGCAAACCCTGATGGCAATTAGTCAGCGTACCGGCACAGCATTTGGGGATAACGCCAGCCTGTTTGCCCGATCTGCGGCTTCGATGCGTGAATTTGGTTACGCGTCGGACGATGTGCTGAAGGTGACCGAGGCTATTTCTACGGGGCTAAAGCTATCGGGAGCTGGAACCCAAGAGGCCAGCTCCGTAATTACGCAATTCAGCCAGGCGTTGGCGCAGGGGGTATTGCGCGGCGAGGAGTTTAACTCGGTCAATGAAAACGGTGACCGCGTGATCCGTGCATTGGCAACGGGTATGGGCGTTGCCCGCAAAGATTTGAAGGCGATGGCCGATCAGGGGCTATTGTCCATTGATAAAGTGGTTCCTGCATTGCTCAGCCAACTTGGCACGTTGCAAAGTGAATTTTCGGCGATGCCGAGCACGGTCAGCGGATCTATCACCAAAGTAGAAAATGCCTTCCAGCAATGGGTGGGTGGTGTTAATGAAACCAGCGGTGTTACAGCCGCTCTTTCAAGCACCCTCGATGGCCTGGCTGGCAATATTGATGATGTGGCAACCGCGCTGGGCGTTCTGGTTTCTATTGGCGCCATGCGTTACTTCGGCGGGTTAGTCACCAGTATGGGGACAGCAACAGCCGGCATGATGTCCGCCTACCGTGCAGAGGTTGCCGTTGCTGCTGCCCAGGTTGAAGGCACTAAAACGGCAACGGCGGCGGCCCGCGCAACGCTTTACCGTGCGCAGCAGGCGAAAGCTGCTGCTGTGGGGATTGAGCAACAGATTGTGGCCGAGAGGCAACTGGCAGTGGCTCAAAGCCAGTTATCGGCGAGTGTTGGCGCCCGCAGCGCGGCCCAGACTCGGCTTAACTCGGTAACGTCGCTGGGTGCTCGCCTTGGCGGCAGTCTGTTAAGTGTTGTGGGTGGGATACCCGGTATTGTGCTCGGTGTTGGCGCAGCATGGATGTACGTCAACGAGAAGAATGAGCAGGCTCGTAAAGTGGCGCTGGCTTATGGCGATACCGTCGAGCAAGTGAAAAAACAAATGTCCGGCATGTCACTCGCCGGATTGCAGTCTACTGCGGTTGACGCCAGCAATTCGATCACCGCGCAACGTGCTGAGATTGCCAAGACTGAGGAGCAAATCCGCAAGCTGAAAGACAGCGTGTCGGCATTAACTCAAATGGAAGCCGGGGCAAAGGAAAGCCCGTGGATGAGCCGGATCAACACCCTGATGACGCTGGAGGATATCCAGCAGGCGTTAATTGAAGCGCAGGGGGAACTCAGCCAAAAGAATTACGTCCTTGAACAGCAGACTGACAAGCTGCGTGCGACTGAATCTTTGCGCACCCAGGTGTTAAACGAGTCCATCAGTAAAACAGCGGCCTTGACCGGTGCCGTGGGTTCACTGGCTGGCATGTATGCTCAGCTCAACCGTGTAACAGGGTTGGCTACATCGGCAGCCTTACCGGCATTCCCCGGTATGCAACTGCCGAAACTGGACACGAAGCAGCAGGATGCAATGACGCGTGCGATGCGCGATCAGCAGCTTGCCGGTTTAAAAGGACTCGATAAGGTGCGTTTGTCAGCCACCTTTGAAGCCGATGATTTGAAACTGCCCCCTGGTCGCTACGAGCAATATATTGCGGCCAAGGTCGGCGCAGAGCAGCAAACAGAAGCACTCACGGCAGCAACCAAAGCCCAACAAAAAGCCGAGCAGGATGCCGCCAGCGCGGCGAAAAAATCCGCCACCGTTACCGGTGAATATCAGCAGAAAATCGCCAACCTGAACAAAGAAATTCAGGTCGAGCGGGTGAGGCTGAAGGAGGGCGATGCGGCAGCTTCTCTATTTTCTGCGTCACTGGAGACCGGCAGCAAATGGACGGGGGCGCAGCGTGCTGAACTTGAGCGGCTTAATAAAACGTTAACGGAGGCAAAACAGCGCTGGGATGACCACAACGCGGCGATCGCCTCTGACCCTTACCGGCAGGCATCGCAAACCCGAAAAGAATCAGAGGAGCAGCTACAGCGCCAGATTGCCGGCAATGAAATTAAGAGCGCGGCAGAGCTGGCCCGCCGTAAGCAGGAAATCAACACCACCTACCTCAATGCAGTAGCAGAGGCCAACCAACGCAATTCGGTGACAGGCAATCAGGAGCTGGCCGGGAACGTTGACCCCCTGCAGAACATTGAAAACCAACTGGCCAAACGGCAAGCCCTGATAGAAACCTACGCCACCGCCGGCGTTATTTCCGAACAGCGCAAAAACCAGCTGATCCTGGCTTCTGAAAATGAAACTAATGAACAGCGGTACCAGGCGGCTATGTCCCTGTATTCCTCGCAGGGTGACATGCAAAAGCTGGCTGTGGATCTGTTCCAAAGTTCGCAGGAACGCGTCACCAACATGCTGACCGGTATGCTTACCGGAACGCAGACGTTTAAAGAGTCCATGCTCAATCTGTTCTCCACGCTGACGCAATCCATCATCAACAATCTGGTGGATATGGCGGCACAGGCGCTGATTACCAGCACCATTATGCAAACCATTACCGGTATTTTTGGTGGGGTTGCTGGCGGTGCCGCTGGTGGGGCGTCAGCGGCTGCCGGGAGCACCGGCGCTATGGGGATGAGCACAAGCTATATGGCGTATGCAAAGGGCGGTGTTGTTGCCTCCAGCGATCTGAGCCAGTTCAGCGGCCAGGTCGTCAGCAGTCCCACAACGTTTGCGTTTGCCAAGGGGGCGGGGCTGATGGGGGAAGCGGGGCCAGAGGCGATCATGCCACTGACACGCGCAGCCGATGGTTCACTGGGTGTTCGCGCCATATCGCAAGGTGGGGCTGGTGGAGGTGGCGGTGGTGCACCGCAGGTATACATCAGCATCGACAGCAATGGGCAAGCGTCTCAGACCACCACGCCGGGATGGGAGCAGTTTGGCAGCGAGATTGGCCAGTTTGTCGATCAGCGTTACCGCGCATTGCGGGATAAGGACTTGGGGCAAAACGGTGTCCTGACTCAACGATTAGGGGGTAGACGATGACGCTGGAAGAATTTGTCTATAGCCCCCGGGTAAACCCGACCGGGGATATCACCCAGCGGGTGCGAGAGGTGCAATTCGGCGATGGGTACAAACAGCAGTCCGGCGACGGCATTAACGGCGAGCGCCAGAGCTGGCCGCTGACGTTCGTCGGCAACTGGCAATACATCGTCGGTATCCGCAGTTTCCTGAAACGGCATGAAGGCTTTCGGGCTTTCAAATGGCGAAACCCGCTCTTCGAGTTGGGGCTGTACACCTGCAACGGGCATCAGGTTACTGCGATGGGGAAAAACTCACGCGGCGAACCGATGTACCAGATCGCCGCAACGTTTGAAACTGCAAATCGACCATAGGATTATCCATGAGCATTAACGCAGACCTGCAGCTACTTGCGCCGGGGAAACGAGTGTATCTGTTCCACGTTGACGGCAGCATGTTCGACGGGCCAGAACTGTTTTTTCATAACTATCCGATCCCGTACACAGAAGCTGAATTGGTTGCCGCCGGCAGTGATCCTAACTTGTTGCCGGCTAAATCGATCTGGTGGCAGGGGCAGGAGTACAGGCCGTGGCCGGTGGAAGCAACAGGTTTCGAAGTCACCAGCGATGGCAGTGCGCCCACACCCACGTTGAGCGTGGCGAACCTCGATGGAACAATCTCAGCCATGTGCCTGGCATATCAAAACATGGCGCAGGCCAGAGTCACCAGGCACTTTACCTTTGCCCAATATCTGGATGCGCGAAATTATCCGGACGGCAACCCAGAAGCTGATCCCACCAAAGAAAAGCTGGATGTTTACTACATCGAAAACAAAACCAGCGAAGATGACGAAATTATTCAGTTTCAGTTGTCCTCGCCAGCAGACCTTCAGGGTATCCAAATACCAACGCGCCAAATCCATAGCCTGTGCACCTGGTGCATTCGTGGGCAGTATCGCGGCGCTTCGTGTGGTTATACCGGTACCGCGTATTTTGATGCTGATGGCAACCCAATCGACGATCCATCAAAGGATGAATGTTCCGGCCTGCTGTCCACCGGTTGTGAACCTCGGTGGGGGAAGGGTAACCCGCTACCCTTCGGTGGCTTCCCTGGCTCTGCATTGCTGAAGAGGTAATGATGCGTAAACAGATAATCAGCGCCGTTCTGGCGCATGCAGAGGCCGAGTATCCGCGAGAGTGTTGTGGGTTGGTGGTGCAAAACGGACGCCGCCAGCGTTACGTTCCATGCCGTAATCTGGCACCGGAACCAACCGAACAGTTTAGCCTGGCACCAGAGGATTACGCCGCCGCCGAGGATGGCGGCACAATCGTTGCGATTGCTCACAGCCATCCCGACGCTACCACCCAACCCAGCCAACTCGATATTGCGCAGTGTGACCTGTCACGATTGCCGTGGATCATCGCCAGTTGGCCGGAGGGGGATATTCGGGAAGTCATGCCCACGCAGGGCATTAAGCCGCTGCTGGGCCGTCCGTTCGTGCATGGGTTCTGGGATTGTTACGCCATAATCCGGGACTGGTATCAGCTCGAGCGTGGCATTACGCTGCCGAATTTTAAACGGACAGATGGCTGGTGGGATAGAGGGGAAAACCTCTATATGAAACTTTACGCCGAGGCAGGCTTCGTACCGGCATCGGGCGAGATGCAGATCGGCGACGTAATCGTTATGCAGGTTCAGGCACCGGAGCCGAATCACGCAGGCGTATACTTGGGCGATGGGTTGATGGTGCATCACATGTATGGCCAGCTCAGTACGCGCGTTCCTTATGGCGGGTACTGGTCAGAAAGGACAATCACCGTTTTACGTTACAAAGGCTGATCTGCTGCTATGATGTTGTGATATTCAGCGAAGGGATATCACAATGAAAAAAGTTCTAATAACAGCACTAGCATCATTTCTTCTTTCTGGGTGCATGACTGAGCAGCTTGCTAAACAGGAGCCTATATATTCAGGTCATAGCAATAAGACGCCCCAGAAATACACCCAATGCCTTGCTCCGAAATGGCAAAACCTCAACCCAACTACGAAAATGATTGAAACAGAGACAGGATATCAACTGTCTGCTGATAATTTATTAGTTGGGGCTGTTTCTCTGGCTAGAATAAATAACAGCAGTAACGGTGGTAGCCAGATAGATGTTTACGCTCAGTCTAGAGGGATTGGAGACCCTTGGGGTACATCAGCAAAATCATGTCTTTAAACTAAACCCGCTCCGGCGGGTTTTTTTATAGGTTAAATATGCCAATTCTAATTCCTGAAGTTAAAATAATTCGTTTGTATGGTGTGTTAGGCGCAACGTTTGGTCGCGTCCATCACTTAGCTGTAGATAGCCCTCAAGAGGCCATTAAGGCTTTATGTACAGTGATTCCCGGATTGCAAAAATTTCTCCTAGAGAGTAAGGATCATGGGTTGACTTATGCCATTTTTGAAGGCCGTAGGAATTTAAGTAAAGATGACCTACCTCTATCGGCTAACGGGAATGATATCCGTATTGCTCCAGTTATTATTGGCAGTAAAAAGGCCGGTGCTTTTCAAACAATATTAGGTGCTGTTTTGGTTGTTGTAGGCGTTGTTGTTGGTGTGATGACGAGTTGGACGGGTGTTGGTGGCTCAATTGGTCTTGGGATCGCAATGTCTGGGGCATCAATGATGCTTGGCGGGGTTATCCAAATGCTTTCGCCCATGCAAGGCGGACTGGCTTCACGTCAAGACCCGGATAATAAACCTTCATACGCATTCGGTGGCCCGGTAAATACCATTGCGCAGGGTAACCCGGTTCCGATCCTCTACGGCAAGCGCCGCATTGGTGGCGCCATTATCTCCGCTGGCATCTATGCAGAAGACCAGCAGTAATTAGAAACTGTTGATTCACTGAACCCGCTCCGGCGGGTTTTTTTACGCCTGGAGAAAAGTATGCACGTTATTGAAGGCCGGAAAGGCGGAAGCAGTAGCCCCAGCACCCCAACAGAATCACCCGATTCCTTGCAGTCTACCTCTTACGCAAAAATACTTCTGGCGTTGGGCGAGGGAGAGTTTGCCGGCGAACTTGATGGCACCCGTATTTTTCTTGATGGCACTCCGTTGACGTCAGCAGATGGCACTGAAAACTTCCCTGGCGTGAAGTGGGAATTTCGCCCAGGCACACCGCATCAAGACTACATTCCCGGCATGCCTGATGTTGAAAACGAAATTGCGGTTAGCACCGAATTAACCAGCGAGCGTGATTGGGTGCGGGCAGTGGCCAATACTCAGCTTTCTGCTGTTCGCCTACGTTTTTCATGGGCGCAATTACAGCAGCAGCAAGATAACGGGGATGTAGTCGGGTACCGTATTGAATATGCGATCGACGTTGCCACCGATGGCGGCACTTATCAAGAAGCCCTGCGCACTGCCATTGATGGCAAGACCACGACCAAATATGAGCGCAGCCACCGCATCGATCTGCCGGCGGCCACAACAGGGTGGCAAGTGCGTGTCCGTCGTCTGACACCAAACAGCACTAGCAACCGGGTTGCCGATAAAATGGTGGTTGAAGCCATTACGGAGACGATCGACGCCAAGCTACGTTACCCGGAAACAGCGCTGTTATTTATCCAGTTTGATGCAAAGCAATTTCCCAACATTCCCCAGGTATCCAGTGAGCCAAAAGGGCGGATCGTTAGGGTGCCATCGAACTACAACCCAGAGACTCGGGAATATACCGGCGCATGGGATGGGACATTTAAAACAGCATGGACGAATAATCCCGCCTGGATAACGTATGACCTGATGATCAATGACCGGTTCTCCATCGGAACCCGAGTTAAGGCGGAAAACCTCGCGCTGACAAAATGGGACTTGTATCAGATCGGGCAGTACTGCGATCAGTTAGTGCCTGATGGCCGGGGCGGTGACGGGAAAGAGCCGCGTTTTCTTTGTGACGTTTATATCCAGTCACAAGAGGATGCCTGGAACGTATTACGCGACATAGCCTCCATTTATCGCGGCTCTACCTTTTGGGCCAATAACGGCATGAATGTTCTTGCTGATATGCCTTCGGACGTTAAATACATATTCACCCGCGCAAATGTTAAAGATGGCAAATTCACTTATGCCAGCGCTAGCGAGAAAACGCACTACAGCACCTGCATGGTTAGCTGGAGTGACCCGACCAACGGTTATCAAGATGCGATAGAGCCTGTGGCCGAACAGACCCTGATACGCCGTTACGGTATCAAGCAGGCCGATCTAACAGCTATTGGGGGGACTCGAAAGTCTGAAGGTATTCGCCGTGGGAAATGGCTGCTCCACACCAATGATAAAGATCGCCTTGTATCGTTCACCGTTGGTCTTGATGGCAAAGTACCTCTGCCGGGTTGGATTATTGCTATCGCAGATGAAATGCTGGCAGGCCGCCCGCTCGGTGGCCGTATCAGTTCCGTGGATGGCCGCAATATCAATCTTGATCGCGTTTCCTCAGCCGTTGTTGGTGAGCGATTAATTCTTAACCTGCCGAGCGGAAAAGCGGAAGGCCGAACCATTGCGGCGGTAGCGGGTAAAACCGTTACGGTAACAACGGCGTATTCTGAAGCACCGGTTGCCGAGGCGGTGTGGGCGGTTGACGCGTCAGATCTCGCGCTGCAGCAGTTCCGTGTGACCGGCATTAAAGAAGGCGATGACGGGGTATCGTTCGATATTACTGCAGTCGAGCATGACCCGAATAAATATTCCAAAATCGATACTGGCGCTCGAATCGAAGACCCGCCGATCAGCGTTATCCCGCCTGGTGTGCAGCCGCCGCCGAAGAATGTTCAGATAGGTGAGTCGTCAGCCATTATTCAAGGGCTGGCCGTGGCCACACTACGTGTTACATGGGATCGGGCTGAAAGTGCGATTGCCTACGAGGCCGAGTGGCGTAGGGACAATGGCAACTGGATACCTGCACCGCGCACGTCAACACTCGGCTTTGAGGTTTCCGGTATTTATGCTGGCCGCTATCAGGCTCGCGTGCGTGCCATAAACCCTTCTGAAATTTCGAGCGTGTGGGCGAACGCGCCAGAAATGGTACTGACCGGCAAACAGGGAGAGCCGCCAGCGCTGGCCAGTTTCACGACGTTAGGCCAGGTATTCGGCATTGTGTTGAACTGGGAGTTTCCTCTCGGGGCCGAGGATACGCAGCGGACTGAAATCTGGTATAGCCATAACTCAGATGGCAGCAACAAAATGCACCTAGGTGATTACGCCTATCCGCAGCGCAGCCACACGATGACGGGGCTGGCCGCCGGCGTTAATTTTTGGTTCCAGGCACGTTTGGTGGATAAGCTGGGAAATACAGGGCCGTGGACGGGCTGGACTCAAGGAACGTCAAGCGATGACGCCAGCGAGGTACTGGACTACCTGAAAGGGAAAATCACCGACACGGAGCTGGGGCAGGAGCTGCTGGGGCCGGTTGAAGATGCCGGAAAATTGAAGGATATGTGGTCTGTCAAAGTAGGCCAGACCGTTGACGGAAAGCTTTACACCGCCGGGATCGGCGTAGGCGTTGAGAATACACCGGAAGGAATGCAGAGCCAGGTACTGATATTGGCTGACAGATTCGCCGTGCTGAACACTGCGGATGGGCAAGGTTCGGCTGTATCAGTGCCATTCGCTATCGAAAATAATCAAGTTTTCATTAACTCAGCTTTCATCAAGGATGCCTCCATCACGAATGCGAAAATTGGAGAGTATATAAGTTCCAATAATTACATTTCCGGTATGATGGGTTGGATTATTCGAAAAGATGGCACGTCAGAATTTCAAGATACAACAGTAAGGGGGAATATTTACGCGAAACAAGGAACCCTTGATAATGTCACTATCAATGAAAACTGCGTAGTTAAAGGCACTGTTTATGCTGAGAATATAGTTGGGGATGTTGTCTCCGTTGGAGCCTGGGGTCGAATTACCAACAATGGAGTTAATGACTCTAAGCATAGGTATTTTACCGGTGGTCTTCCGTACGAATCAATTTTAATAGTGCCTAACCCCTCTTTATATACAGGAACCAAGCCAGGTGGGAGTGGCGAAGTATATATAAAAGTGAATGGGGATGATTATTACCGAGGCTCTGCTTCTTCGGGTAATAGGTTTGACAGCTCTATAGTTGTTACTGTTCCAGCGAATGGAACGGTTGATATGGAGTTTGGAATAACCGGGGCCGCATCAGGGCAATTCTGGGGTAATGATAGTTCGATGGCTGTTATGGTTTTCCGAAAAGGGAACAACCGATTTCATGATTAACAAGCAACCCGCTTCGGCGGGTTTTTTATTGGAGAAATTATGGCTGTTTTAATCAGCGGTAAACTCATCGGCCCAAATGGTGATCCGCGCCCCGGTGTAACCATTATGCTGACAGCGGTCAAAACGTCCTCGGCAGTAGTTCATTTGGCACCGTCCAGCTCAACTACTGGCCCTGATGGTAGTTATTCACTATCAGTCGAGATCGGCACGCATAACGTAATGATTGAGGCATATGGGCGTCCATTCGAGAAAGTAGGGCAAATCACCGTTTATAGCGACTCAAAGCCAGGGACGCTTAATGATTTTCTGACCAGCCCTGGGCAGGATGAATTAACGCCAGCGATTGTGGCGATAGTTGATGATATGCGGGCCGCCGCCGCCGTGTATGCGCAGCAAGCCAGAGAAGCGCGGGACGACGCAAAGGCGTCAGCAGATGCTGCACAGGCTGGAATTGACGCATACCCAACGCTAACGAAAGCGCAGGAGGCGGTTAACAGTGGTGCAGAAACCCGAGAGTACATCTGGGTTCGCTCTACTGTTGAAGGCCATGTTTCTGACGAATACCACAACGTTAATAAAGTGCTGACACCGACAGGCGTTTTCACTACCAGCGGTAACGCTGTGGAAAAAGTGGCGAACTCACTCAGGGATGATAAGGCCGATCTCGCCGCCGCCATTCGCGATCCGAACGGTTTTTCAGAATTCGAAATCGAAAAGGGCGGTGCCTTTGGCACGACCAGAGTACGCGTTGCGCCTGATGCGATAATTAACGAGGCCTTCACCATCAAAACGAACGTCGAGGGACGCTTTATTATGATGGACTCTCAGTCATTCGAGTTTCAGCCCGAGGACTCACCTGCAGTAGGCCCTGAACCACCGAAACCACCAGAACCGGGTAATTCCCTGCTGGAAAGGGACAACCGGAACAAGTTGGCGGCGATGTTCAGAAAATCGAAGGGCATCACGTATGACATTGCCGGTGCCATCTGGGATTACTGCATCATTATTGTTTACGGTCAGTCACTCGCATCAGCGATGGAAGGATGGCCCGCTTTAACGAAAATTGCTCGCGAGATTGAAAACCTTTTGATGGTTGGCAATTCGACGCGGGGCAGTTCTCGAAGCGGCACTTATGCCCCGCTTGGAGAGAATGTATTTACCCCCCTGCGGGCGGTGGTTCAGGGGACAAACGGCCTTGGCATTACCGATGAACAGGTTGCTGCCTTACAACCTGGAGATACCAGTGAGGGTGAAGATAGCGCAGTTAGCGCGGTCCATCTGTGGCGGGCGCTTCAATTGCAACTCCAGGGCATGACGGATAACCCAAACAGGAAAATCATCGTAGTGAATTGCGCCGTTGCCGGCCGTTCTGTTGAGCAACTGTCGAAAAGAGCCCCATCGCAACACTATGAAAACCGGGTGTTGAAGGCGCTGAACAACATCAAGGCGCTGGTGGATGCGAAATCTGTAGAGGTTGGTCGCCCGCTGACCTGCGGGATCGCCGGATGCGTTTATAACGGCAACCAGTGGAACTATCTGGGTACCGACGGAACGACTGACAAAGACCTGTATAAGGCGAAGCTGGGCACGCTGTTTGATGATATTGCTTCAGAAAACACGGCAATTTTTGGTGTAACGGAACGCCCGTTCTTTATCACCATGCAGACAGGCGATAATTACACCCGCGACAACACGAATTTGTCGATCGGCATGGCCCATATCGAATTGCAGAACGAGCGGGATAACGTATTTCTGGCAGGGCCGGAGGCGCCAGTGCCGTCCAAACCCGGAGGGCATCGCGATCCAAATGGATACCGTTGGTTAGGGCAGCAAATCGGGAAGGTCATGCATCAGGTAGCTGACCGGCGGCTTGACTGGTTCCCTACGCTGCCGATGGGTGCGACTTTTGATGGTAAGGAGGTGCTCACCGATCACCTGGTCTGGAATCCTCCACTTCAGTGGCGGGAGACATTCAGCACCATTACCCCCACGATGTTTCAGAACAAAGGGTATCGCATCACGGATGCGCAAGGTGATGCAGCGATAGCGAGTGTGGAAATTGCCGCAGACACAATAACCCGGATCACCGCTCAGCGTGACCTAATAGCGCCAGTTTTCGTCTGGTATGCCGGGCAAGGGACTTATGGCGGTGATGGCAACCTTTTTGACTCCGACACCACGCGGGCGCTGTACAACTACGAATATCGGGAAGGAACCGGCCAGTATGCTGCGGCGAACCTGCCAGCCTATGTGAATAAACCCTACCCACTGAACAACGCGAGCTGCGCGTACAGAATACAGGCGGTAAAAAATGACTGATTTAGTCGATCTCGGTATCACTATCGTTTCCAACAACTCCCGAGCGATCTCTCGAGCGAAGAGCGTCACAACGCCGATCATGCGCGGGTTGGAATATCTCAATTTTTATTGTGGTGACACGGGAAACCTGACGAGAAATTTAGTGCGAGGTAAGCCGGCAGGGCGAGTGATCGGTAAGCCGGTACCACATGGCACCTATACCACGTTTAACAGCTCAACCAATTACATTGACAGTGGCGTTGCCCATACTGACTCAATGACCATGATCTGTTTAGCCAGGGCGCCAAACCCGAAAGAAGAGAGCGCCTTAATGTCGAACTTCAACGGTGTGGCGCCTGGTGGTGGAACCAGTCAAGGCACGGGCATGATGTTTCGCCCGAACCAATTTTATTACAACAACGCTGTGGTCAATGCCGATGGTTCAAAATCGTTATTCCAATCGTCGTTAGCGTATAACCCAGGAACGTGGGCTCTGGCCGAGTGCCGTAGCTCGCCGCAACTCAATGGCGGTAACGTCTGGCTAAACCAAGATGGCGCCTCTAATGCTGTGGCATATGGACTGCCTGCCGGCGCCCGCGTGGACATTGGGGGGAATATCATGATCGGCTCGCTGGGGGGCCTTTTAGGCTCGGTCAATGGTAAGCCTTCCGATATCGGTATGGCCGCCATATTTAGCATTGCATTAACCGCTGATGAGGTTGCAAGGTTTCGGGCGTGGGTGCGCGAAGTGCTGAAGTATCAATTCGACTGGACACTATGACAGAAGCCGGGAGTAATCCCGGCTATTTAAAAAGTTTGTAGTAATCGAAGTTCATTGCAGCCTCAACAGCTCCCCCTTGGGTTGTGAACGGTGTTTCTGCTATGAGTAGCCAGCGGCCCTTATGTAGAAAGTAGACCCAGAATTTACTTTCCTCATCTTCGCGCAAAGCAAACATGGGAGGGCTATTGATTGTTGGTGAAGGGTACCGATCATTTTCTGTAAGAAGGAAGATTTGCCGGCCATTTATTTTAAGGCTGCCCATCAAACATCCATGACAAGCCACTCATCGGCTTCTTCGAACATCTCTTCCAACATCCGATTGAGCTTTTCTCTGTCGCTTTTGTTAGCGTCGGAGTTGAGGCTGTTCGCCTGCATTGGCTTCACTCTCACATCGGCATCGGGGAAAATCCGATGCACTCGCTTAGTCAATTCTGCTTTAATAATCTCAGCCGCGTCAGGCAAGCCATTAACATTACGTTTATCAAAAACCAGTTCTACAAACAT